ACCGGTCGCAACATCCATCTTTTCTTAATCATGATTACATTCTCCTTCGTTTTTGTGGGTTATTTTCAACCCGAAATCATTAACCAGAACACTCATTAAATAAGTAGTTCCAGATCCTAAACACCCTAAAATAAGCGCATTGGCTACGCTATACTCAAAAGTAAATAGTTCTGTGTGTCTATTAATTCCAAACAAAAACATGCCTGCCCAAAAGCCCATACACAACGGGCAATGAAATAATTTTCCAAAACCATGTAGCCAATTTTTTGAAGGGCGTATTTTATTGAAAATTGAACCGAAAATTAAAATTTGAGTTAAGCCATAGGCTGCCAAGATAAAATATATTAATTGCATTCACACCTCTTTATTCTTGATACATTCCATATAAGCCATATGCCGTATTGATACCAGCATATTGGGTCATGGTACCTTTGCGTTTCTTGTGTGGCACTTGGCCAAGTTTAGTAGAATCTTCTTCATCTGGCTCTAAAAGCTCTTTCTCAAAATCATTCTCATATTTTTTAATTGCTTGATAGTGTGGTTGCTCTTCTAACAAGAAATGAACTATTGAATATAAAGTCATTTGAATAGAATCAACTTTGTCAGGCTCTGTGCTTTCTAATATTATCCCTTCTAAAGAACCGTAAATGTTGCCTCCATGAACTGTGCTGGGATCAACGACGCCTTTTCTGCTGAGATGGCTAAAAAGACGTGATTGCGTGGCATATATATGGTCGCCATATTGCTGTTTTGCTATTGCTAAAACTTTTTTATTTTTAGGAGATAGAACAATATCAATTTCTGGGTGGTCTAAAATTAATATATTGCCGTCTAAGGTTTTACGTGCTCTTAACTTTAATCGTGCATCAACAGGATTTTCAACTTGTACTTTAATAGTCATTATGATTCGATCTCGCTAGCTAAAGTTTGTATTTTTAAAATCTGCTGTAAAAATTCTCTATTGATTGGCTTTTGGTTTGATTCTTCTAAATGTTTTTTGATTTCTTTCATTTTAGAGGCCATGCTCTTATCTTGTTTAAGCTCATCTAACTCGAAAGAATTATTAATTTTTTTCTTTAAATTATTAATTTCTTCATTTAAGTAGATTTTAAAATCTACGCCGTTGTCTAGAAAAGAAAGAATGAACTTGTTAAGTAGTGCTTTTTGGTTTTCCAATAGGGCCTCATTATATTGTTTATTGAATTTCTCAACAAACTTATTTACAATAAGCCCAGATAATTGTGTTTTTTTCTGTTTTTCTGTCTTTTTCTCTGAAATTAATTTTTTTAATACGCTCTCTTCGAGTAACACGCGATTTTTTACACTCACATCTTCCCCAAATATCTGTGACAAGGTGGCAATATCTTTATAATTTGGAACAAAATTAGAAAAAACTGTTTTTGATAGTTCCTTATTTATTTTTTTAATTAAGGTGCTTTGCTCATTAAAGACATGTTTTAAATCTAGCTTTTTGTATTCTTTCTTTGTCTCTTGAATCAATTTTTCAGCGCTGTGTTGAGATAAGTTTTGTGATTCTAATAAATTTTTAAAAAGCTGTAGTTCTTTGCCGATTTCAGTTTCTATTTTAAAGCATTCTTTTAAAATAGAAATTACTTTATTTCGTTGAATTATATTTTTGTTAACAGTTTGTTTAACTGTCTCCCTCACCAACATTTCATAAAGAAGGGCGGTATTTCTTTTTTTATTGTGTCTTGGCATTGTCTTTTTCTTCCAGTTCTTGTATCAAGTTTTGTATGCTCTTATTCGTCTCAAGTAATATTTGTTCTTCATCATTGTAAATAGTATCTTTATTCTCAGAAATACCTTTTCCTAACCCAAGCAATTCAGAAGCGCCGGAGGGTAGCTGTCGTAATTGTCGAGCAGGTAAACGTGCCAGCTCATGAGATGCTTGTGCGCGGTAATGACGCTTCCGGGCACCGCTTTGACGTTTATCAGCTTTCACACGCTTGTACGCTTTTCCTTTTGATCCAGGAGTTGTGTAAGTGCCATCTGGCTGTACTTTGATCTGCATCCAAGCTTTATCATCGCGTTTCCCGGGCGCGGCTAAAAGTGCAGTTTCAGCCTCTGGGCCTCCTGCTGCCTCTGGCGGAGGGCCGGCGGTTGGTTCTTCGGGCACCGCTTCTGCTTCACCTTCTGGCATTCCTTCCATGGGCGCGGTTTCTTCTCCTCCAAGAGGCATAGCTCCAGGCATGCCGCCCATTCCACCCGGGGTTGCGCCGGCCGCGGCTGCTTCTCCTTGTGCGAGTGCTTGAGTAAAGTGCATATCATAAAACATTTCTCTTTGATTTCGTAAAAATTCTTCTTCAGACATGTCAAAAAGATTTCGAGCTAGCCACCGTTTACTGAAGAACCCTTCGGTAGCCTGTGCAGCCACTGTAAATTTAGTGTTCCATTGCTCAAGTTCTTGTAACTCTGCGATTTTAGAAGGGTTGTTTAATTTAAGATTAAAAGACAGTAAATCATCTCCTCTATAGCCAAGTGTATAGAGGTGAATAATTCCTATTTTTTCTAGCTCGGTTACAATAGACCTTTGAAGCCGCTGTACTGTTCTTGCAAAACGAATGTCTTTTTGTGCCAACGTTGCTTTGTCTTCGTCGCCCCCTTCTGCCCTAGACAAATAAGATGCTGGAACTTTTAATGCAGAAAACAGTTTATCTCTTAAGTATTTAACGTCATCAATATCGCCAGTGTAAGTGCCGCCGGCTAAACTAGAAATTTCGGTGCCGATGCCGCCGCGCATTGGAACAAAATAATCTTCTTCGATGCTTAATGGATTATAGCGCAAATCTACGCGGCCGGTGTCTGGGTCTACTACTTGATTTCTTTTCATAGAAGTTATGATGCGCTGCATATATTGTTCAACTTCTTGTGGTGGGATGTTGCCCACGTCGACTTTAAATATTCTTCTTTCTGGGGCTCGAACAATTCGGTATGCCATCATCGCATCTTCTAGAAGAACTAACTGGCGCCAAATTCTTCTCGCACCATCCAAAATAGAAGTTCCATACGGGGCAAACTTATCATTTCCTAAAACTCTAAAATGCCCCATTTGCCAATTCTCAAATGTTACGCCACCGGAGTTCCATTGAAATTGCACATAATTTGGATTGGTTTTGTCTTCTCCTTCCATCCGCTCAATTTCTTGACTAGGGAGTCCAATGACTTGTTTAATGCCTAATTCTGAATCAACGTCAAGATACAAATAAAAATCGCCATATTTACACATGGTGCGGCACCAGCCAAATAAATTAAATCCAACATTTAAAACATTATAAAATAATGTATCTAAAATATTTTTCACTTCTTCATCGCTAGAATCGATTTGAAGAACTTTTGTAATGCCGCTGTGAGTCGTCATTTCATCAGCATAAATGTCTAATGCAGAAGAGATTTCAGGCGTATACTCCATTTGATCAAAGTCGGCATATCTCTGTAGGCGGGATTGTGTTCCCATCATATAAGAAGAATGATTATCAAAGGGGCTATAGCCGACTCTTTCGAACTTGTTACCAGCAACGTCTTTAAATGTTTTTGCGTATTTATCGAGGCGGCGGCGGCGGAGTTGTCTAGTATTTTGTGAACGATAATTAATTAAAGGCCCAGAAAATAATTTAGTTAATCTTTTATAAAGTGGAGAATCCGGATTTCGTGGATTTTTTTCATTTTTATTGGGAAGTGCCATTCATTTTATCCTTTCAGCAGCCAAAGAAATTCTTTCATTTTCTTTTTCTCGTCAACCATTTTTTCAAAAAGTTCTGTGTGCTTTGGTTTTTGCATGCCAGGTATGCGAGAATCAAGCTGTGTCTTGTTTGTTATTATACAATTTAAAAATGCTTTTTTATACTCTAAATCTCGTTGATTTTCAATTAAAGCCGTATCTCTTACCCAGCATCCAATCGCACAAGCCATAATTAAATCATCATTGTAACTACGTTGGGCTTGTGGTTTCCCGCTTTTCCAAATAAAAGTATCTAACTCATTAATTAATCTCTTAGAATAAATAGTCAACATTTTATTTCTTATATATTCTTCAAACTTGGCAACTATTAAAGGTCGAGTTCTTAGTGAAGTAGTAAATCCTGCAATTGCGCTCGGAGTTGTCTCGGCCTGGTATTGATCAATATATTCATGGGAAGACTTAATTGAATGGTATACGTTGGGATATACTTTGTCCGCTAACTTCTCTAATACTGCAAACCCGACACTATTATTTTCTACAACAACCATGGCATTCCCATATTCTCGGCCCGCGTTATAAACTATCTCAGAAAACAAATCAAGTGTTACTTTTCCCTGGTATTCTGCAATAATCTCCATGGTCTCCAATTTGAAAATATGAAAAACAGAAAAGTCAGCGCCGTCACCGCGAGAAACATCCGCAACAAGCAAATAAGTATTTTCTTGATTAAACTCTTCCCAGATCCAATAATTTCTGTCAATGCCAGTTCTATATTTTGGGTCTTGGATTTTCTTTTTCAGCCATTGAATGTCACCTCCATCAATAACGGTTTCGCCTGATGTGTTAAAATTGCATTCATATTCTTGTGCAATCTGTCTTTTACTCATATTTTTAGTTTCTGTCTCAAACCATTGCTGATCTCTGTCTGGGTGTTCGTCCCACATCAAGCGAACAGGGAAAAATTCATTTTGGCCGCTCTCAGACTTAGTGTAGGTCTCGTGAAACCATTCTCCTACGCCGTTTGGAGTTGATAAAGCAATGCATCGACCACCCGTAGAAATCGTAGGATAGAGTGCAGTCCACAAATCAGTTAAACCGTCGACATGTGCGGCCTCATCGACTACTAGCAGAGACAATGATTCCGAACGTCCAGCGTCAGCAGACGTAGACGAAGCTTTAACCTGGGATCCATTGCTTAATTCAAATGAATTTTTGTTATCAATGTCAATTTTAGCTATTTTCAGCCAAGTTGGTAAATGTTTAATAATTCCCTTAACTTTTCGAACTAGATTTGCCGCTGTGTTTAATTTAGTTGCAACAACAAGAACATTTTTATCGCGGTGGAAGAGCATCATCCAGGCAATATACCCAGCTACAATTGTAGAGATGCCAAGCTGGCGTGCTTTAAGAACAATCGTAAAGCGATGGTCATCAAAATTTTCTAACAATTCATCTTGATAGTCATATGTCTTGAATGGAATTAGGCCGTGGCCAGGGTGGGGTATTTTGGCATAATTATTAATAAAATATTGAGAGTTTTTACCACACTTGAGAACTTCTTTTAAAATCTCTTTTTTTGTTAATTTGTAACTCATTATGCTTTAGCATTTTTTGTTTTCTTGGCAGCTTTTGGTGCCTTAGCGTTGCTTGGCTTTTTAACGCCGGGATATTTGTCTTTGCCTATGGCTAAAAACTTTTCGACCGCTGATCTTAACTTTTCTTCGGGCGTTTCTAACTTATTGTCTCCAACTGTGTCAAGATCGCCGAGGCCGCCAATGGTATAAACTTTTTTAGCTTGGGCCCACGTGCGAACCTTAGACATATTCTGTACTAAAATATCAGCATCGCCATCTGATTTGAGAGTCAGTGTGTTGCCAGTAACCGCTTTGTATTCTTTTTTTAAGAACGCCGCAATGTCTTTATAGGTGCGCTCAATCTCTTCGTCAAGTTTAGAGTTGTGATAATCTTTAATAGACAATTCGCACTGGTAGGTAACAATGAGCTTTGGGCCAGTGATACGAACTTTAAAGCCGTCCATAACTCTCGAATCAAGAATGGCATCTCCTTCTTCACGCTTAAGGCCAACCTTTCGTGCTTTGCCATCAGCAGCATATTTTTCATATTGTGAACCATCATAAGCGTTAGCCGCTGCCTGCGCGATGCCCTTTATGATGTCATTTACAGATACTGTTGCCATTTAATTTTGCTCCTTGTCTTTTGGTGGTCTCCATCCCTCTAGCCACCTTTCTTCACTCCCTTGAACATGTTGAATATAACAATCAAAACAACATTCAAACTTATTCATGTAGAGATCATCTTTCATCTCAAAAGAAAATACTTCACAAACGGGGCATTTCCTTTTATTCTTCTTAGTAATTAGATTCTTGGGAAGGAAAAAGCCGTCTTTCTC